GCAGATTTTGGAACGTATTCATCTCCATTGAAGTTAAGGACAGGACCAGTATATTCAACAATTGTATTACCAGAAGAACCTGCAACTGTACCAGACATACCAGAACCACCTGGAATAACAGCACCACCTCTGGCACCTGCGGAATACCTAGCCATTGCTCCATCCATCTTAGAGGACGGGATAACGTATTCTGGTTCGCCACCTTCACCAATCATTCCAAGCGTGGGAGAACTGACGACTCCACCGTATTGAAAAGCTTTGAAACTACCTGCTCTGTTATATAAACCCTGCTCACCTGGAGTAACCTTAAAGATCTTATTAAACATATTTCCAAAACCAGCATTAAGAAACATTCTTGCCAATGATTTAGCAACACTTGCTAAAGATTCACCTAATGTTCTTGTTCCATCTATAAGACCCATAACAGCATTAGTAGTTTCAGTAGCTAGTAACTTAGCAATCTCTTCATTTGTAACTTTATACCTATCTGTCTCATCATTTAAATTTCTTTGATCTTTTATTAATTTATCCATAATTGGTATTCTTTCTTCAAGGAATTTATTAATACCAATATTTATATTTAATAATCTTTCTTTTTCTTTTCCAGTCAAATTATTATCTCTAATTAGTTTTTTATTATTTTCAATTTCCTGTAAACCAATCTCTCTTTCTTTTTCAAAAATAAATTGAGTCTTAGCAATTTTTTCAGACAGTGTTTTACTATTTCCCTCTTTCATCAAAGCTTCTACTTTATTTCTTAAATTTAATTCATCTTTTACACTTTTTATAAGATTTTCAGATTGAACACTTTGTGTTTGAGCCTGTATTCTTCCCCTTTCTTGAGTAGCAAATATTTGTTTTTCAATATCTAATATTTGTTGTTTTTTTGATGCCTCATCAGACATTACTTTTAAGTCTCCTACCAAAGTACCTGGCATCCCTGAACCTACTTGTTTTTGAGGCATGGCATTTATAGCTGCTTGTCGTCTTTGTATGTCTAAAGCTTGTGTATTACCTCTTTGAGCAGCATCTTCAACAAGTCTGTTATTACTTGATTTTCTTAATTCATTTTCTGCTCCTGTGATTTTAAGAATAAAATTTAATATTTCTGCTGTAAAAGATTGCAATTTTGTCAAAGCTAGTTTAAATTCACCTCCTAAAAGTCTTGATGATTCACCAAATCTTTGTAAAGCACTAACTCCATTTTGTCCAATATCATTTGCCATTAATCTCATCGCAGCATTAAAAGCTGCTGTTTCACCTTTTGTTTGTTGAATAAATTTTATCTGTTCAGCTTGAGCACTATTTTGTAATCCTAATGAAGTTACAACTGATTCTGTATTTCGACTAAATGGTCCTAGTGCCTGACCTAATTCAGCAGCACCTGAAACTAATCTATCTACTAAAGATCCAAGATTTGTTCCAACAAGTGATAATGCAAAACCAAATTGACCACCCATTTTACCACCAGCAAAACCACCAGCAGCACCACCAGCAGCAGCACCAAGACCTTGTCCAAATAACAAAGGAAAAGCACCACCAATCAAGGCATTAGATTGTGCATTTCTTAATCTTTGTTGTTTATCACGACCTTGCTGTACTCGCAATAACCTATTATTTCTTCTCATTTGTTTTTGAGATTGAAGTATTGAATCTTGTACTTCTTTAGAAACTTGCGGACCCTGCATAATAGGTGATGCCATACCAGGCCCAATAGGTGCACTATAAGCAGTTTGAAGAGATTGTTGATTATCCCTTTTCATTTGTCTACTTATTTGATTTTGCTTATTAAGTTCTAATGTTCTTTTTCTTGCAGCATCAGTTTGACCTATTTCCATCTGAAATAATTTATCTTGCACAGCTTGTCTCTCTTTTAAAGATTTCTCAATATTTACACTTTGACCAAATAAACTTTTTCCAGGTTCTATAGATGATCGAGGAGGAAGTGGACTTCTAGGAGGTAATGCAGAAGAAAGAATAACATCGGATCTAGGAGGTAATTGAGATCTTAGGTTCGCAGATACAGCTTCACCTGGTCCTATTGGACTACCATATTGATTTGCTCCCCTTAGTAATTTCCTTCTTCTTCTTGCAATAGATTTTGCAACTGGATCTGAACCAACACCAGAACCAGGCAAAGGTAAAGGAGCATTTCTTAAACTATTTAATAATGTTTGACGTTTTTCATATTCTTTATTTAATTGTCTTTCGGTTGTTACTAATAATCTTGCTGCTCTTTCTTGTTGAATTGTACCCGAAGCAGCATTATTAAAATTTTTCTTTACCATTGATAGTAAAGAATTTAAGTTTGAAAAACTATTAACAAGATCACCTGCTTTATTATTAACTTGTGTTATATCACCAAATAACTGATCTAAAGCTTTACTTACTTTTCTTATTTGAGTTGCACCTTTTACTGCAATATCAATTTGTGTCTGTATTCTATCTGCCACTATCTATTAGCTAATTTGTTTTATTCTACCTACGTCTGCGGATTTTTTCCATTTCTTTCTCTTGATCTTCATTTAATACCTGAAAATATGCACTCCAACCTAAGACTTCTTCAAGAGTCATTTTTCTAACCTCAGATAAACTCATTCCCAACTCTTTTGCTATACCAAACTGCAACATCATTAAGTTGTCTTTACGCAGTTCAGCACTTAGTCTTTTGGGTCAATAGGCTCTTCTTCTTCCTGTATGACACATAACATTAATTTTTGTAAGTCAGAATCTCTTATCTCATTTTTTAAAATATCGATCTCACCAGGTTGAAACAATTTTTCTCCATTTTGATCCTGTGCTTTTGTTAATAATAAACGTAAAGCAAATTCATTCGTATCATCACCTTTAGCCATTTTTAAAGCTCTTTCCTTTTCAGCTAATGTCAAAGGTGTAACCCACATTTCAAAAGAAGTACCATCAGATAGTGTGACTTCTTTTTTTGTTGCTTCTAAGTTTGCAGCTTTACGCAAACGATCAATCGCTCGCATGGTCTTGTTTGATGCCATAAATTATTATTGATATTACTTAGTATACTAATGCTTATATTGTTAATTAGCAATCAAGATTTAGATAAATCAAATGTAGGTTGTGCAGAAGGTCTGAACTCTACATTTACTGATTGTGGATCATCAGGGTTAACACTGAATCCAGCAGATGTTAATGTAGCGTCAAAACTTATAAAACGACTTAATGTATCACTGACAGTACCACCACTAGCAAGAGTTGTATCTTCATCTGTCATATAAACAGTTGCAGAACCAGAACCATCACCAAAACCTGATATAAATTTTCTGAATGGAACAAACTGTCCTGGTGTTCCTCCTATAGTTGTTACGTCAATCTCATCTCTGGTAATCTCAAAAGTCCATTCTCTAACCTGAGACACACTCTCATGAGCACCATAAGCAATCTGAAATACGTTTGGAGAAGCAGCAGTTCCAGTATCAGTAATATCAACAGCAGATCCACCATTAGTAGCAGAAACTGTTAATGCTCCTGTCGCAGCAGTATAAGTTTTAATAAAAAATGTATCTGAAGTATTCAGACCAGCAGGTAAGGTACCTGTACCAGAAGCACCTGTCTGTGAATTAACAACAGAGAATTTAACAGGATCTCCTGCTTCAAAATTCAAAA